GATTAAACGACCATTATTTTCTTTAAGAGACTCGTTTATTTGTTCTCTTGTTATTTCAAACGGTAAATAATCTACTATTAATTGTCTTGCCATCTTTTTACTCCTATCTCTTAAATCTTTGGTAGAATTCTGAAAATTCATATTTTGGTTTTGGTTGTTTTTCCACACCTTCACTAATTCTACGAAACTGTTTTCCATCTATTGTAAGAGTTTCTTGGTTTAATTCTGTTCCAGTTCTGCTTGATCCAAATTCTTTTGCCTTGGCCTCAGCTTCTTCCGCTCTTTCTTCTGCGTCAGCAACCGTTTGATTCCATCCTGCTTCTTGTTCAGCTGGTGAACGTGGATCCCGTATGTCAGGTTGTTGTAATGCGTAAGCTCTATTCTTTTTTTGTTTTTCTACACTATCCCTCGCGTCTGCAACTGCTAAATCTGCTTCCTCTTTAGTTTCAGGTTCTACTTTTCCACTATTTATATCTTTTTGTCTTTGTTCCTGTGCTGCTTTTGCTTGTTGATATTCTCCTTGTGCTTCATCATCTGCTCCTTTTGCAGCTTCATACTCTGGACTATCCTTACCAAATTCACCTTCTGCCTTCTTTAACGCCATTCCACTCTGAACTGCCTTTCGTCTTGAATCATCTACTGACGGCTGTCCACCACTTGGTTCATCTTCTGCATCTGCTGCAAATCTTGCATCTCTATCCATATCATCTGCTTCATCATCTGCCGCGTTTTGTGCTTGTTTTGAACCTGGATGGTCTTTTATATATTGTGCTTGTGCGGCTGCATCCATATCACTCCACCAATCTTCTTTTAATTTATTGATTTGATGTTTTTCCATTACATCCTTAAATGTAGGAAGTGGTTCACCAAACTCTCGTTTGAGAAACTTACTTTCAGTTATTAAATCTCTTAATTTTGCCATTCCTATCTCCTATCTCATAAAATCAAATTCTTGATCTTTAAAAATCTGTTCAAATTCTTCTACATAATCTTTTGCTAAAGATTTTCTTTGTCTTTTTGGAAACATATCTCGGTCATTTCCACCATATGACTTCGTATATCGTTTAGCACCATCATCAATCAAATACATAAAAGCTTTTTGAGCTAAAGGTTTACGATATTTTCCTTGTTTCTTCTTTCTTGACAAGTTCTTCAATATCGGCATATACCTTTGACGATATAAACCGGCGTCATTGTCAATATGAAGTTTCAATTCTCTCATTTCATCTGAAAGACTAGCCTCTGTTAATAAATCTTTAAGTTTAATCATCTATCTCTTCTCATCATTATTTCGTGTCTAAGTTCTTCTAACTTCTTAATCCACATAGTTAAATGTTTAATCATATAATTCTTATCTACATCTTTTCGTTGCATCTCGGTATACCACCTCTTTAAAAGTGTGGATATACTGAACAACGAATCCATATAGGATTTTTTGTTCTCTTGGAAGGTCATATTTAATATTAGTGTAACTGACCAACCTTATTCGCTAATTTAACTAATCTCTCACTAATTTTATTTAGAGCCTTGTGTGTATTCTTCCAATAATCTCGTGAATCCACTTTTAACTCATTTTTTAATTTAACATTATACCTAACAACTCGTTCTAATTCTTTTAAAGAATCACGGGTTTCTCTCATGGCTATACCGATTTTTTGCTTAGGACTTAAACTATCATCATTTCTCCAAGCGTGATATCTACCTTCATTTACGGATTCTTTCTTTATCTTGATTTCTCCTTCTGTAAATCCTGTCTTTTGAGCCTTTTGAACTCCTAACCAATGTTCATCATCAAATATAGCTTTACCAACTTTAATATTTTGATTTGACCACATCTTTTTTGAAATTTGTATTGCATCTTTGGCTGATTTTGCTTTAACCCATTGGTCGTGAGTTCTACCAGGTTGGTCTGGATAAGTCATAGTAACTTTCCAAGCCGGTAAAGATACAAATTTATTCTTTCCGTAATATTGTTTTACAAATTTTTCAACTTTTGAACCCAACTTAGCATACATAAATTCGTTAAGTTTTCCTTCATTTACGGATTCTTTTATCAATTTGTAATTAATACTACTACTCATTCTTCTTAATTTTTTAACTATTTCCATTCCTTTTTTATAATCAAAAGATTTACCACCAGTTAAAAACTTTTCCAATTCCCATTTTTTTGGGCCAATACCCAATTTTGATTTTGCGTGAACTTTATATGCTTCATTTATGGATTCAGTTTTTCTCAACTTCGGGTCTTTTGCAATAAAATGACCAGTTCCATCAGTTGGTTCATCATGACCTCCCGTGTAACCGGCCTTGCCCTTACCTTTACCTTTTTTATTACTACCACCAAATGCATGCGGTGTGTTGTAACTACCACCTACACTTGAAGTAGAATTGGCTTCATCTAATTCTTGTCTAATTAATTCCCTAACAAGTTTACGAATTAAACCTTCTCTAACCCGTGACATTGTGTAGTTCCTTGATGAGTTCATAATACCTCATTAATGCCACAACCTGCTTGTCTTTCACAATCTTACCTTTTGATAAAGTATCACTCTGTTTAATTGCTTCTGTTAATTTAATCTTAGTTACTTTATCATCAATTCTTGGTAAAAATTTACTAAGAATTTTCTTAATTTTCATAACTTCACTATCTACAAATTCTCTTAACGAATTAGTATTAGAAATATTATTAACATACTCTTTCAATAAATTTCGTTGCATAGAATTAAGATTTTTATACTTACCATTAAAATTATCTACCATTAATTGATAAGAAAGTAATCTTAAATCTTTATCTTCATTCTTAAATTCAGAAATTACTTTGCTGTCTGTATCACGTGGTTTTACTTTGTTACGGGTGATATGTTCTATAATAGAAAAATTACTATCTACTTCTTCTTTTGGATCAAATACAGGAGTTGTTTCTGCTAAAAATGTTTTATAAATAGAAGCATATACTTTATAGTTAGGAATTCGTGCTCTGAAAAAATCTTCCACAGTATAGTTCTTCTTAATCTCTTTAATAAGATTATATTTTTCATTACGAAGTTTTTTATTCTGTAATTTTTCTCTAGCTCTTATTACAGCATCAACTAATTTTTCTGCTTTCCGAGACGAATTATAATTTTCTTTTAACAAAACTTGATATAATTGATTTTCTTTACCAAGTTCTGTCTTTTCGTTAAAGTATTTTTTTAACACCTCTACAGATTTACTTTTATCATCACCATTCATCACATCTACAGTGATCTGTCGGGACAATAATTCAAAAAGAATTCCCGTATTTTTAATCTTCGAGTGCTTTACACGTTGGGCCATAATCTATGCTCCTAAATAAGTATATTTCTTCAACTATAAATATAAAAACTTCTAATAATTCATCGTTTAAGTATCACTTAAAGATGAAGATACTTCGTTTTTATATTCTTCTTCCACATCAGTCGTTTCAACCAAGATTTTCTTCTCTTCACGACTTACTTTTCCTAAACTTTTCTTTAATGCGTCATAATGTGCCAACGCAATTCCGTATTTTGGACTACCACTACCACCTTTTCTCTTATCATGTGCTCCAAGTGGATCACGACCCCTTATACTTGAGTCTTTTCCGTGTTTAGGTCCTTCTCCTGGACGACCACTTCCTGGCCAACCATCATCTGGTATATTTATCTCTAATTCTTTACCACTTCTTCCTTGTCTTGCTCCAGGTGGTTGTGCTCCAGGTACTCCTGGCATTTGACCTTCTGCACCACCCGCATCCATCATTGCTCCTTGTGTTCCAACTGCTTCTTCAGTCTGAACTGGATCATTTCCTTCCATTTCAATCTGAGACCATCTAAACTTCCGTTTTTGGTCTTTGATGAGTCCAAGTCTAACTTCTTTTTTCTCTTCTTCTGTAAATTTAAATACATTATCATAAATCCACTCAGTATCTGCTATCTTTGCATCCATTAGACTTGTAGCAAGACTTTGTTTATTATTCCACAACTCAATCTTTTCTTCTTCATATATTGTAGATGGATTTTTTAAATCTAATTCAAAATTAACAAGTTCATCATCTGTATATCCTTGTGCGTATAAATGAACTATTGCAATTTTAGTTAATTCACTAACTACAATTCTTTGTATTCTTTCAATTGTTCTTGCGAATCTAACATCTTCTGCAGCTAACGTAGCTTTACTACCAACTGCTTCATCATATCCAAGAAATGCCTTTGGTATTTTTAACGCGGCCATTAACTTATTTCTTAGGTACTCAATATCCTCTACTGCTTCATAAGTTAATCCTGCAAGACTATCAATCTGAGTTCCACTGTCTCCACCACGAACTGGTAAAAAGAAATCCTCTGTAAGATTTTGAATGTTATATTTTAAATTGTAATCACCTGTATTTTGGTCGATAACAGGAGCTTTCTTCATCTTATTGATAATCTTTTGCATAAAATTTTCAACTTCTGCAGGTGGAATATTTCCAATATCAATTTTGAAAACTCTCTTTTCTGGTGCTCTCATGATTCTATGAATTAACATAGCATCTTCCATTAAAGATAACTGTTTCCAAATCTTACGAGCTCCTTCAATCATACCTTTTCCATATGGTATGAAATTTGCATCTGAAAGTAATCTAAAATGTGCTATTTCATAGTTTTCTAATTCTTTATTTCCTGCCATATGTCCTGAATGTCTGTTATCACCTTCTTCAACCATAAACTGAACATAATATGGATTCTCTGGATCCTCACCTTCAATACGAGTAACATCATATGCTGAAAGTGGAATTACATTCGTAACACCATACTTTTCTTTAATGTCTAAATAAAGATAGAAATCTCCATATTTACATAAGTTACGAACCCACGGCCATAAATTGAATTCTATATTCAATATATCATAAAATAAATTATGTAGAATATCGTGAATATTTTCATTTTCTGAATTAATCTCCAATATCTTACCATATTCATTTTTCATTGTAGATTCGTCTGAGTAAACATCAAGTGCACTTGATATAATTGCATCATTATCCATTTCTTCATAATCTCTAAACAGAGCCAATCGTTGTGCCTGAAAACTAATCGCCTGTGAATGTCCATACCCACCCGTTGTTAAATTAGTATGTAATCTTGACCACCTATCTACAAGACTATTTCTTTGTGCTTGTTGAACTTTATCTGTATCGGCAATTTTTAACCTTCTCCCACCTGCATGTCTTACAATTACATTTGTGGAAAAAAGTCGTCTTAATCTAGCTCTTAAATTTGTTTGTGCCATTTTATCCTCTTATTATTTTATTAACCAAGTTAGATCTTCTTTTGTATTTCCAGTTTCCATTACCCACTCATCATTTTCATTATCAGTAGGTGTATAAACTGGTTCATAATCTAACATTTTATTTAGGACTGTTTTTTGTAGGGCAATTCCCTCTGCGTTCAACCTAAGTGCAGTATCTCTTACCCACAGTCCAATTGCCAAACTCATTGGAAGGTCATCATTGTATCCTTCCATTGCTTCAGCTTTATTGTTGTGCCATATAAACACAAATAATTCATCAATCAGTCTATCAGAATGTACGATGACTGATTTTTCTCTAAAATATTCTTCTAATTTTGCTATTACCAATGGTCTTGTTTTAGTTGTCATACTAAAACCAGGAATCATTTGTCTATCTTTTTGTCTATATCTGTTTGTTACTTGTCTTGCGACATCTACAAACTGTAAATCTTTACTTGTATAAAATAAGTTATCATACTCTCTATCAATAACTTGTTGTATAGTAGCCCAACCAATACTTGAGTTCTCAATCACAAGTAATGCGTTGTTATATTCCATAGCAGTGTTCATACATAAATTACCAAAATCCTTAGT